AACTTTTTGACCACCACTTAAATTTTTTATTTTGTTTTTCAGAATATCATTATTTTCTATCTTTTTTAGTCCAATCCTACCTAATCTTCCTCTGCATTCATTTTCATCTATCTTTGAATCAATACTTTGAAGATATTCAATTGCAGACATATCTGGTGGTAATGTATCAGCAATCAATTGGTTATAATGGGCAACAGATACTCTGACATCTTTATAAATTTCTCCACTAGTTGGTTCTATGGTGCCTGTACATAATTTGAAGAGTGTTGATTTACCGGCACCATTTTCTCCAACAATAACATATCTTGATTGTAGGGTGATTGAAAAATCAACATTATTCAATACATTTGTTGAGCCATCATAACCAAAAGATACATTTTTAAACTCTATAATATTTTTTGTTCCAATATTAAGACTAACATCTTCAAATTCAATCTTCACATGATATTCTTTTGGTGGTCTGGGTGCATTCTCTTTTTTAATCATTTCATCTACTTCTTTTTTGGTACAATTCTTTTTTCTCTTTTCCACTATTTTACGTTGCAGTTTATCGTATGCATCCTGAACTGTTTTTTTAGTTTGTGTTAAAAATTGTGATAGATGTCTTATCTTCCCCTTGATTGTATATATTTTGGTTCCAGTACATTCTGGATTTCCGATATACCATATGTAATCTGCCAATGAATTTATATAATCTGCTTGATGTGTAATCATGACAATTGTTTTGTTGTATGAACTGAGATAATTACACAGCCATATAGATGCATGTAAATCAAGATGATTATTTGTTTCGTCCAAAAATAATACACTGGGTTCAGCCAATAATGATCTGCCTAGTGCCAATCTAGTTCTCCACCCGCCAGACAAAATTGATACCTTATCATTAATCTTTGATGCCAGATCAAGACCATGTAAAATTTGTTGTGATTTAGCATGATATTTGTCCCATTCATGAGAATAAACATATTCTGATAATATTTTGTAACTATCATTTTGTTCATCTGATAACTCATCTAGTTTTTCTAATTCATGCATTTGTTTATATTTCTCATATAATTCTGATTTAGCATACAATATAAAATCTCCAATAGTTTGTTCAGTTGATTCTATTTTAATTTCTTGATCAATCATCAAAATATCACAAGAGTCTTTTAATTTTTCATATAGATATTTTAAAGTTGTTGTTTTGCCACTGCCATTGATCCCCATCAAAAAATATTTTGTTTCACTATTAATAACAATATTTGATTCATTGATTAATTTCTTGCAACTAGCATCTATTTCAATTTTGTCAGCAAATAATGTAACATAATGTTTTGCTTCATCAAGTTTTTTGGGTTTATTTTGCACAGGTTTAACTGGTTCCTTATTTGTTTGAACAGGTTTATTTTCTGGTTCCTGTTTTATTTCCTCAGTGCTTTCATCTTCATTGCTTGAAGTGTCATATTCATCGGTGGATTGTTCAGAGTCAGAAGCAAGACATGCAAACATTTTGAATTATAATAATTGTATGATATGTAATGATTGACAAGATAATAAAATTCAATTTTTATTTATTGAGCCAAAACAATAAATAAAAATAGTTAGTACATTTTAAATACTGAAAGATGTAACTTGATTCAAACCACCCATGTATCCATATCCGGGATAACCCATAATTGATGATGATGTAGATTGTATAGTTGGGGAAACAGTAATTGGTGTCGCTAATGCAGCTCTTAGTGTGGGTCTATTTTCTGCCAACAATTTATTAACTACGGAAACAACTCTTGCATAAACTGTTTGTGTGCGCCCCATGACATCAACACAATTGACATTTCCAGTGTTTCCTTCACAAGCTGTACATAGTGTTTGTAATTTAAACTTAACTAAATTCAGTGATTCTCTCCATTCCATTCCTGGTTCTGATGCCATTGCAGTTCTATTATTTGCAAACAATGATGGTAAATCTGGGACTGTTCCAGCATGTTGTATGCATACAATATAACATCTATAATATGGACTAGATGGATTGGTTTGAATATCAACTGATCTACTTACCGAACCATTTATTGGTGAGTCTAATTTTAATTTATTAACTAAAAATAAATTTTGTGACTCTTCTGACATTTCCTTTTTGGCATTGTCAGCGAGTACATTTGTACCTGGTATTAATCTAGAATCAAGACTGCCTCCCATATCTTCACATGTATTTCTTCTAGTGTAAACAAGAATAACATTTGCATCATGTGGACCAATTTTTTCAAGCAACAGAATACCAGAACCAGAAAATTGTTGGGTTCCAGCAGGTGTTGATAAAATCATTGCTCTGCCAAATCTTGTAGGTGTTACCCCATAACCAGTACTTGTTGAATCTGTGGACCCTGATGCAGTTTTATCAAATGGATCCCCGATAGGAAGATATTTGGGTTCTCCAGATGCTTGTGAAAATGTTGCATTGCGCAATAAACCCATCACTCTATCAACATCATCTGCAGATCCTGTTATACTAACTTCAGAACCATTATCTGAATAAGTTTGTACATCCATATTCCCATATGGACTATATGGTGGACCCTGTTTACCTGTCAATGGATCATAAAAATTAACGGTTGCTGGAGTAAATGGATCAAGTGGAACTTTTGATAATTTTTTTAGACTCTTTGCTAAATGTTTTGGCATAACATATGGATTGTACGGATTATATTGTCCGTATGGATTTATAATGTTAGGATACATGTTTATACTATTGTGTGTTAAAAAATTTTATTTTATACTTGATTGCCAATAAATAAATTATTATTCTAATTGATCCACGTACAACAATGATAGCTCATGAATTTTTGATTCTGATATTTTAATTATTTTATATTCTTTTGGGTCTGATATGTCATTCAGATCATATGTTTTTTTATTGATGGACCAAATGGGTCAACATTAGATGAATCAGACCTTTTTTTTAATAATGAGTGCTATTGATTTTTGAAAGTATATGTATTTGCTATCATATAAACCAATAAAATAATTAACAATGTAATAATTGTATGATGGGCATTAAGCATTTTTATACCATCATACAGTTCATCATTGTCATTTATTTTATTGGTTTATATGATCATCAGTATCCCATCACATAAACCAATAAAATGAATAAATAAAAAAACAATAAGAACAAATATTAGTTCCTATTGTCCATCATAATGTTATTATTCTAATGATCTATTTTATTGTTCAGTGTGATCGGCATACATATTTTTTCAACAAAAATTAAAAAGATGTACCATTTATTAGTTTACATAAAATTATATTTACCTTATGGCATTATTACATTACAATTATTAATTTTTAAAAGTGACAGTGCATATGATTCAAATTATCTAATAAAAATATATTGATATGAGTGTAAATATAGAAAAGTGTAATAAGTGTACTCGAATTATGCTTATAAAAACTAACTATATTGGAGATTATGAGAATAACAAAATTATAAAGTTGGACAATAGGAATTACACCCCATTGTGCAAAATTTGTTTAGATGCTGACATACATAATTTGCAAAATTTTATTGAATCAATTGAGAAAGCTGATGTGTCTGCTAGCTCATTTAATAATACAAATTTATTTATTGCTGAAAATATAATTTGGATCAAAAAGTCGGATTGGAAAAAAAATATATTGTCAAATACAAGGACAACTAATCAAAAAAAGAGGGAGGTAATATTAATGCAAAAAATAAAAGATATGAAATTAGAATATGAATCATGTAGAATAAGTGAAGGGTATATTAAATATGGCAATCCTAATTTGGATACTGTGTTGGATTATTTTATCAAGACACAAGGTGAAAAAAATCAGAGGCTATTTAATTTAATTGAATATCTTGACAGTGCCAATATGTGCTATGATCCAAACATTCCAGCATATTGCAATTATATTAACCACGGGGGAAACCTAAAAAAAGTTATTAGAGAAGCACAAATGGAAATCTTTTTGGTTAATGAGACTAACTATCTATTACTTTTAAAAAAATATCATGCAGATGATGCAAAAGAAATAGCACTAATGAAATATATTCAGGATGGAGGGTCACATGAAATAGCCCAAAAATATATCTGCGAAAAAACAACAATTAGGTTTGAATAAATTTGTGCATTATTTTCTAATATATAGTTATTGTAAATGAATAATAGTATATCTAAGGGTCACACTTTAATAATTTTGGATTGGGATGATACATTATTTCCCACCAACTGGGTTTTACGAAATGATATTAATTTAATGACTCCACAGTCAAGAAATCAATACATTGTACATTTTCAAGAATTGGATAGGGTGTTAGCAAAGTTATTATATAAATTATCAAAGTATGGAAAAGTAGTCATAATTACTAATGCTTTACCGGAATGGATAAAAATATCATCAATTGTTTTGCCACAAACTAATAGTATTATTAAAAAACTAAAAGTTGTCTCTGCTAGAGGAATGTATCAACAATTTAGTTCCAACATGATGGATTGGAAAGAAATGGCATTCAAACAAGAAGTTATAAATGAATTTAAAAACCATGGTTTTGTAAATATAATATCAATTGGTGATGCAGAATATGAATACAGAGCATTGATCAGTTTAAATAAATGGAAACCATCGACACAAAAAGTATTAAAATCAATTAGATTCATGAAAGATCCAAGTCATGATTTATTAATTGACCAATTGGAAGTTATTATCAATGCAACACACGAAATAGTTACTAGACAAACACATCTTGATTTGAGATTAGATCAATATTCACATGTAAATAAAAGAAAAAGACAAGTGTGAATAATTAACTGCTATTGATTACTAATTTTTCTTTAGATACACTTGGATGACATATGTATAGTATTTCATCTGAATCAATGCCACAATGAATTTCCAATGTTTTGTCAATCAACAGTGCACACATATGTAACTCATATATCATATCATTTGGTGTTATTTCCAAATCATACATCGCAATAACTGTATTCTTTAGTTCATTGTCTGTTGACATTATGATTTTGTAAATCCCATATACATCATAAAAATCTATCTCACGGTGCATTCCCATGAGTTTGTATATCCACGACTTTGCCAATAGAGTTTTCTTTTTAGTTTCAACATCCATTGACTGCACTTTGTTGAAACAATGTTCTAACAATTCCTTGTAACTATATTTTGTATTGTTTTGAATAATCAGCAATATGTCAAAAAAAGTTTTTGATTGTTTGTCATACTTGTAATTGTATATTGATTGACTACATATTTTGCCATCACTAATTACCAGGATTTTAGTATCATTGTTAATTGTATCATCAACATATGAAATAGGTGTCACTTTGTTAATTGTTGCATTTACAATATAATTAGTTGGCACATATGACCATTCTGCAATTACACATTTGTGTGAATCAATAACTAATGACATAATTTCACTAAACATTGCAAAATTAGAAATACAGCTTCTATCTGATGATTGGTTGAACACAGCAAATGAAAAACATGTCATGAAACCAGTTACAATGTGTAATGTGACGAGTGTTCTCAATTTACTATAAAAATCATCAATGAATATTCTGTCATATTTTGTTTGCAGATATGTGTCTGGCATAAATAGTTCACATTCACCCAAACCTGTCATCCTGGAATGCAATACACGCAATTTCATCATAATGTCCTCATTGCGTGAATCATTGTGGGGCATCATTGTGCAAAAAATATAGACATGACAGTCATAAGTTGTACTGCAATAATGGCGATCTCCGCATAGTTTCCACTTATATTCTGAATCAGTGTATTTGATAAAAAGAGGTTCAACAAATGATTCTGGTTCAAATGTTTTGTTGGGTGAAATGATTATATGGCGGACCGGTTTGCCACTAGATAAATATTGTCGAAGATGAAATGGAAACAATTGTTGCCATTGCCACTGTAGTGTCTCGTGACTGCCACCCTCATTTTGCAAGTATTCCTCCATTGCAGCACCAATTGTCAGGTGCAACAGTGTTCCATCAAGCGGTCCACTCAATATTGTCAAAGTATCTCTCAATCTCAACAATTCAGAATTGTACAATGTTGTATTTGTGTAACCACCACTGAAAGGAGTTCCCGGATACACATAATAGGGAAAATTTAAGACACCCTCTGATGTCATTCTGTGATTATTACCAATTTTGTGTATATGGGGATTGTGAATATTTTGAATATCAATTTTTTGAATAGTCCGTTATTATCAACTTTGTCTCCTCAGCTATTTTTTATTAAGTTCATTCTTCACTTCATAAAAAATTGTCATCCTCGGTTTTCACCTCCTCAGCTATTTTTTATTAAGTTCATTCTTCACTTCATAAAAAATTGACATCCTCGGTTTTCACCTCCTCAGCTATTTTTTATGAAGTTCATTCTTCACTTCATAAAAAATTGAAAAAGCATACGAACTGTAAATCCCACTACAAAGACCAATAAAATACTGGTTTCCGCGTTCATCCATTAGGAAGAACTAAGTTACCCTT